TTCGATGATGACATCCCGTTCTAGAGACGGTTTTTGGATCCGGGTGCTCGCCGCGCTCGTGATCGCCCTGGGCCTCCTGTCGACCGGCCACTCCTGGTGGGCGGCTCTCTACGCTTTCGTGGCGGGCATTTACCTGTGCAACGACTATGACCGACTCCCCCCTAAGTGACGCGGCGGTTCGGGCTCGGGCCGGTGACTGTTGCGAGTGCAAGGGGGAGTGCGGCCGCTTTCACTTCCGCAGTCGCTGTCGCTGCGGCGCTTCCGGGTCCGCGTCGCTGCAGCCGATGGTGGTCCTCAACCAGAAGCACTACTGCGCGCGGTGCGCTCGGGCGCTGGGTGCTCGGATGGTCAAGGAGCTCCTCGGTGGACGATGATGACGTGGAGACGCTCCTGGAGGACATCGAGAAGCGCGAGGGTAAGCTCACCGACTGGGAACGGCAGTTCGTCGACTCGGTTAGCGTGCAGCTCGGGCGCGGGCACTTCTTGTCGGACCGGCAGGTGGCGATCGTCAATCAAATATGGGAGCGGGTGACATGACACAGTTCGAGATCGATCAGCTACGGCTAAAACAGGTCCTGGCGCTGCCCTTGGGCGCAACCGGCTGTTGCGCCCCTTCATTCCGGCCTTGGTCGGCTCGAAGGCCACGGAGAAAATACAAAGCCGCCGAGCGTGGCTTGCGGTCGATTGGACCGTGCGCGTCTTCACGCCTAAGTGTCTAGCATGCTTATCCGGTTAAGGCCCAATAGCTTTACAGACAATCAAAACCCAAAGGATCAGCCATGAGAGAAAACGAGTGCTACGTCGCAAAGGACTCGCGCGGTCCAGTGCGCAGGCTGGTGGACAGTTTCTTCCCCGGCCAGTACCTGCCTATTCCAGACGATCTGGAGGGCTTTGCGCCGTCCTACATGGTCACCGAGACGATTGCCTTCCTTGACTGGAAGGACCGCCTGCGGACGTTGGTAAGCGGCAAGGTGAAGGTCCGAGTGCATACCAAGACCGATGTCATTGTGGGCAAGAGCCTATCGACGGCTGCGGTCAGCGTGTGCTCACCATTCTATCGGCCGGGGGCAGAGTTCGCCCACAGCGCAGGCGGTAATGGGCGATAACCGGATAAGCATGGTGTCTAGATCTCGTGCCAGCATTGAAGGATCACGCTGATGGCCTACGCGCTCACGAAGAGATCGCTGACCTTGCAGGTCTGCTTGCCGCTCAACCGAAGTTGAACGCAGCGCGTTCGGCTTCGGCCGCCGCCGGGGCCGCCGCGTGGGCCGCCGCGTGGGCCGCCGCCTCTAAAAAACTGCAGCCAACCGTTGAGTGGTGCATTCGTGCGGCAGTGCTTCCAGGTGCCCTCCTCCCCCTCGGTGATCTTCAGGAACTGCGGGTCAAGGTCCGTCAGGCGCATGGAGCGTTCCGTTTGATTTCGGGTACAGGGCCGCCGGCACCGGCTTGCCCAAAAAGGTACATAAACGTAACCAATCCGTGTCGGTCTCGCAGTTGAGCTCGATCAGGTCATGCGGCCGCTCGGTGAAGTAGTGCCGCACCGCCTCGTTGTGGGCGCGGTAGCGGCGCAGGAACACCCCGGCATCAAAGCTCTTGCGGCCGTAGAGGGCCTTGTGGGCCATGTGGGTGAAGGGGTCGGTGTCCCAGCCGGCGCGGTACTTGTTGGTGTGCGGGTTCCAGTGCGCCTGCACTGATGACAGCCACCCCTCCTCGCTCCTCGTGGTCAGGATGAAGCGCGAGCCGGGGTAGGCGACATCCAGCTCCTTGAAGAGCAGCGGGAAGGGCAGGTCGCTGAAGGCGTAGCCGCGGTCCACCGCGCTCGAGCGCCCCTCGGCGCGCATCTCAAGCCAGATGTTCTTCGCCCAGTGCGCGTTCTTCCAGTGCGCGCTCTCCACGCCCAACGACTGCAGGGCGTGGTGCAGGCTCGTGGTGCCGGTCTTGTGCATGCCGATGCCGAAGATCCGGGTCGGGACGGGCTCGATGCGGATGAACTCATCCCCCGGCCAGCGCAGCACCTCGGCGCACCCGATCGCCCCCGCGTTGACCACCGTGGTCTCGCACTCCTCGGTCTGGCGCTTGTGCTCCCAATAGGGGGTGTCCTTGGCGTGCGGGTACTCCTTGAAGCGCAGCTTATCGTTGTGGCGCACGGCGCCTAAGTACTGCGGGTCGATCTCGGCCCCCACGTAGCCGCAGCGGGTGAGGCGCAGGTTAAAGTCCCGGTCATCCGGGCCCCAGTCCCCGAAGCGCTCATCGTACCCGCCGACTTTCAAGAACGCGGCGGCGGTGACTGCAATGCGGCCGCTGATCCCCCGGTCGAGCACTCCCTTTTCCATTTTTGCCCACAAGAAGGCGCCGCCCTCCAGGTGCGCGAACTGCGAGGCGATGTAGGTGGCGAATCCCGGGTTGGTGAAGTTGTCGGCGTCCAGGTTTACCAGCAGGTCCGCGCCCTCGCGGATCGCGCACCGGTGGGCCAGGTTCTTCGCGTGCGCCATGCGAAAGGGCCCCTCGCACGGGTTGCAGTAGACGACCAGGCGGCCGCTTTGCAGGTCCTCTTTGTGGAACTCCTGGAGGTACCCCTGCAGGTCCTCGCAGCCACCGTAGTCCACCAGGACGAACACCGCGTTCGGGTAGTCGGCGTTGTCTTTCAGGTTTTGGGGGAGGGTCTGGGATAAGTGCGCGGTGCGGCCCTTGCAGGTGATGCAGAAGGCGATGCGGGGGAGGCTCATTGTTGTTGCGACCCTTTCTCTTTGCGACGGCTCTTGCGGCGGCAGCCCTGGTAGGCGCCCAAAATTCCGCGGTCATCTTCGCCCGGTCTGGCGGTGGGGTCACGTTCCACCAGCGCCCCGCCACCCACACGGACATCTGGCTTAACTTAGTTGGCACCTACCGGCAGCGTGACCGCGCACAGCGCGAACACGTCCCCCAGGATGGCGGGAGCGTTCGCCGCGTCCGTCTGCCCCTGCACGCTGTAGTAGCTGGTGCCGGGCAGGCGCTTGGAGGGGTTGCACGTGGTGCCCACATGCACTCGGCTGGTGGGGGACTGGGCGCCCAGCACCGTGTCATTGGCGGTGGCTGCGAACACCACGCGGGTCTTGATGCTCCCGTTGCCGGATACCTTGGCGCTCGCCTGGTAGGTGGCGGAGAGCGTGTTCATGTACAGCTGTTCGGCCCCCGACGGGGGTACGCAGGTCGCGACGCAGTCCGCCTGGGCTTGGGCTGCGGTCCAGCTGCCGAACACGTAGTTCCATGCGTACTTGAGCACGTTGCTCTGGGAGGCGAACAGGTTGGTGGTGGTCACGTAGCCGGTGGGCAGGTTGCACACCCACACCGCGTAGCTGTCGTAGCGGGCGCTCACCCCGGCCGGGAGGGTCCCGGAGGCCATCGCCGGCGGCAGCTTCACCTTCGGGTAGCACTGCGGCACGTAAGGGGCGAGCACGCTGAAGGCCACGTGTGGGCCTTGCGCGCTCTCCACGCACGCCCCAGCGGCCGTGCAGTACCAGGCGGTGACCGTGATCGCGTAGGAGCCGACGTAGAGCGCCGGCATCGTGGCGCTGAGCGTCGTGGCACCGGCGACCGAAATCGCGCACAGAAGGAAGGGCCCGTTCGCTGGGCAGTTCGGGGTGCCGGCGATCGTGTTGGGAAGCGCGGTGAGCGCAGCATCGGTGGTGGCAAGGTAGAGGTTGTACCCGCTCACGAGTGCCGGAGTGCTGCCGCCGACGTTCGCGGTCGGGGTCCAGCTCACCGTCGTGGCACTGACCCCGACCTGCCCGGGAGCGTTGGACTGTGCCTGCACCAGCCCCGTCAGCAACAGCAGTGCGACTATCGCACCGAGGGTGCGCAGCTTCATGGGCTACTTCCCGGCGGCCTTGGCCGCGGCGATCGACACTTGCAGAGCAGCGCTGTCAACGCTGTACTTGGTCAGGATCGCCTGCACGTCCGCGGCGCTCGCGGTTCCGGAGTTGCCGATGGTGCCGATGAGGCTTGCGAGCTCGGGGACAGCGCCCAGGAGGCCTTGGATGATGGCAAGGATGGCAGCGGCGGTCATGGCTTCACCTTCTTGGCTTTGTGGGCAGCGGCGGTCATCGGAAGGACCACCGGGGCGATGCAGGTATCCAAAGTGCTCCCGACCGGCGCTTTGGTGGAGGTTAAACAGCTTTGTGTGGTGGTCAGCGCCACGTTGGCGCTCGAGAGGTTCGAGTTCGCAAGCGCGGTGTTGCCGGCCTGGAAGGCGGTATTCGCCGCAATGAGTAGGGCGTTCACCGTGTCCGAGACAGTTGCGACCTTCTCGGCCTGATCGCTACTGATCGTACCGGCGTTGAGCAGCGCTTTGGTCGTGACCACGATCGCATCGTTCGCGGATCCTGCGATCACCTCCATCTGATCGAAGGTCTGGGCGGCGGTGCCGGTGGTGGCACAGGCGCCAAGGGTGGCGAGGGCTACCAGCAGCAACAGGGCGGAAACTGTACGTATCATTTCGGGAGCTCCTTTGTGGCTACGATCTTCGCCTGCGTCGCCGCGGCGGTCGGGATGTTGGCGGCCTTCATGGCGGCCTGCGTTTCCTCCACCGCCACGGTGGCCGGGTGAGCGGCAGCTGCCTTCTTGCTCCACACCAGAGGCTGGATCGCGCTCCATGCCCGCATCGCGAGGCCCCAAAGCAGCGCAAGGGCCGCAAGAGCGCCGGCGACGGCCTGCACGGTCGACTGCACATCGGCGGTGGAGGTGATGCCTACCTTCGCCCAAACCCCGGGGGACAAGGCGACCAGCGTCGAGGCGAAGGCGGCCACCTGGGCGATCTGGACCTGCGAGGTGTACCAGGGAGCGGCGCCTGCGGTGACGGGTGTCATAGGACCTCGAGGGGTAGCGTCGGATCGTTCGGGATCTTCAAAGCGTGCGCGACCGAGGTGCCAAAGGGTACACCCAACCCGCGGCACACGTATTTCAAATAGGCGCGGGTGTTGTTCTCGCTGCGCGGGGCGAACTCAAAGATGGCCTGCTTAAGCGTCAGCTTTCGCTCAGCGAAGAGCACGAGCTGGCGCTCGAGGTCCTCCCACCCCTCCGCTCGGGTCGGGATCTGCCCGATGCCGTTCGGGTCGGAGGGCGTGTGGAAACTGTGAGGCGAGTGGCGCAGGTCCCCGGGGTTGTTGTCCCGGGCGGGCACCGATCCTGGCACCAGGATGCCCTCCTCGTCCGCGATCAGCTGAGCGAGCTTGCTCACGTGGGGTTGGCCTTCTCAGTTGCTTTGCCTTCTGCGATACCCAGGTGGCGCGCCAGGATCTCGTTCCTTTCTGACAGGCCATTGGTGGTCTTGCGAACCTGCTCGAGCTTCACGGCGCCGGCATCGATCTTGTGCGAGTTACGTTGCGAAATCCGCATCCCGCAAAACGCAACCGCGACCGCCGTCACCGAGCCTACGGCTGCCAGGCACGCAGCAATCGACGTAAGCAGCGGCGCGAGCTGTGCGACCTCTGTGATAGTCATGGTGCCCCCTCAATTAAGCAGCGGATAGGCGAGCATACCTCCCAGCGCGCCCTTGACGGCCGAGGTGGTCCACCCGGTGGGGTTGCCGCCCTTGTTGAAGGCCAGGACGCCCGCGGTGGTCATCTGGGCGCTGGCATCCACACCCGCCCCGTTGTCCTCGGCGAACACCCAGTTATAGCGGCCCGAGGCCGAGGGCAGGATGAAGGCCGGGGCGCCGGTGATGGTGAGGCTGTTCGCGTTGCTCGTGGCGGTGAGGTTCGGGATGCGCACGAAGATCGTGCCGCCGTCCATCTCCCAGTACACCGTCGCCGTGGGCGCGGTGGTGCACCCGGTGAGCGTCCCGGTGTAGTTGCCCTGGACGTTCATGTCGAGGTAGGAGGGCCCGCCGTGGATGACCGAGAGCGTGACGATCGTGATGCCGGCCGAGGACTGCGCGCCTGACAGCCCGCCGCTCCAGGACACCGCGGTCGAGCCTTGCGTGAAGGTCGCCTGGCGGGTCTCCCCGTCCGGGAACTGCACGAGCCAGGTGCCTGAACCCGACACGCCGCCCTTCCAGGCCGCGGTGAGCGTCGCCGAGGTCGCCCCGTTCCCGGGGTTGCCGGTGAAGGTCGCGGTGCTCTGCGGGATCATCTGCCCGGAGCCTGCCAGGTCATTGCCGCGCCACAGGAGGGAGACCGTGTCGGTGAAGGTGGACGGGTGGGTCAAGGAGACGATGATCGGGCTGCCGCCCTGGATCCAGTGATTACCGACGAAGGTCACCCCGTTGCAGTGGGTGAAGAAGATCACCGACACCCCGCTCGTGGCCAGGAAGCTGCAGCCCTCGACCGTCGTGCTCTGGGCGCCCGTCTCCCAGATGTGGGAGACCGCGTTCACCTCGAACCAGCAGTCCCGGATGGAGGTGCCTTGCGTGAAGGCCCCGGAGCCGTCCGCCTCGAGCACGATCGCCCCGATGCCGTTCGCGGTGGTGCTTTGCAGGGTGCAGGCGAACACCCGCACCATGAGGCAGCCCTTGATCCGCAAGGAGTTGCTGTTCGTGAAGAACTCGCAGCGGTTGAAGATCACCTCATTGGAGGAGGAGCTCGTGGTCCAGGAGTCGAGCACGCACCCGGCGCTGTTCGCACTCGCGGTGGAGAGGTTGAACTGGCAGCTCCAAAACTCCGAGTACTGGGCGTAGAAGCCGTAGAAGGCGGCGATCGCCCCATAATTGAATTGGCAGTTCCAGAACTTCGCGGAGGCCCCGCTGAAGTACACCGCGTAGTTGACATCCCCGGTTGAGACGATCGGCACGAACTTGCGGGCGGTGAAGTTGCAGTTCTTGAAGACCACATTCGTGCCTGAGTAGGCGCCGGCCTGGCCCCCTCCCGGAGCGACGCCTGTGTTGTTGGCGAAGATGACGCACGACTGGGTAGGCGTGCTCGAGAAGCACCGCAGGGTGGATCCTTGGCCGTTGATGAAGACCTGCGCATTGCTCGGCCCTGAGATGTCGAGATAAAAGGCGTAGTCCCCGTTCGGCGGGAACATCAGCGTGCCGCCCGACACCTTCGCCTGGTTGTAGACCGCCTGGATGATCGAGGTGTTGTCGACCCCGTTAGGAAGGATGCCGTAGCGCTGCAGGTCGTAGACCGGGGTGTTGGCGAAGGCGAGGCTTGAGATCGCGATCGCGCTCAAAGTCTCCGCGACGTTCCTGGGCCAGATGAGGCCGCCGATCAGCGCGGCGGACACCGGCTGCACCGAGACCACCTGCCAGTTGGTGCCGTCGTACTCGAAACGGTAGATGCCGGTCGCTAGGATGTTGCCGGCGACCAGGGCGCTGCCCCCTGACTGCACCAGGTTCTTCGCCCCCGTGCCGTTGAGGTTGAACGTGGAGGCGCCGGTGCAACTGTTGCCGGCTGAGATCTCGACCTTAAGTCCCGCGTACAGCTGCGCGGACAGGCGCTGGTCGTTGACCACGTAGGCGTTCGCGGTGCCGCTCTCGGCCATCGTGACGAAGCCGGTCGGGTCGATCATCTGGACCGGGGATCGGACCTTATAGGTCGCGCTGTTGTAGTTGTAGGTGAGGATGTACGCCCCGTCGGGCACGTAGAAGCTCACCTGGCCCGTGGCATCGGCCGTGACGGTGGAGCTCGGGATCGGGTTCGCGGTGCCGTTGGTGCTGTAGATCGCGGCAGCTCCGCCTCCCGGGTAGGCGGTCACCACCACCTGGGCGCCGGGCAGCGCGTTGCCTGAAATGTCGGCCAGGGTGTCGAAAAATTGCAGCATGGGGCTACCCGATCCTGGTGATGATGAGGGAGGAGCCGGAGTTCATCTGGATAGCATTCGCGCTGGATGAGTTCTGCGCGAACTGCACCGTCAGCACTCCGGCCAGGGTGGTCTGGATGATGAAGTCCATGTTCACCACATCAGGATTCGTGGAGCCGGCCGCCGCCCCGGTGAGTGCCGAGGGGCCGTTCGCCGCGACCGCGTAACTGGCCGCCGCGGTGCCGTTTGAACTGCTCACGCCCCCGCCCGCCCCGTCCCCTGCGATCGAGCCTGCGTAGTTCAGGCCGAACTTCCAGCCCTGACCCGTCCCGCCGATGCCCAGGAGCTGCAGGCGCACCTGCACCAGGTAGAAGGCCCCGGCGGCCAGGTTCGCCGTGAGCACCGTGTCGTTCTGCAGCGTGGTCTGGGAGGCGACCTGCTGCGGGCTCACCTTCATGATGATCTGCGGCACCCCCAGCGGGTAGTACCGAAGCCACCGACCCTGGGAGGCGGTGGCGACGCTGTTGGGCTTGAGCACCGTGCGGCCATCGTCGGTCGCGGTGCTGGTCGGTGACCAGTAGAAGAAGCCCCCCAGGCCATCGTTGATCGCAGAGCCGCCCTGCAGCTCGATGTTCAAGGTCTGCCCGGTCACAAGGGCGGGGGCGTTCGCCGCCCGCACGTCCGCGATCACGTCATAGGACTTGACCGCATTGGCGACCAGGTCCGCCCCTGCGACGGGGCCTGAGCCTGAGACGTTGATGTTGCTCGCCGAGGCCAGGAGCGACTGCAGGGAGTTGGTCGCGTTGGTCAGATCGTTGAGCGCCGGGAGGTTGTCCAGGTACACCAGCTGGTTCGCCCCGGTGCTGTCGGTGACCACCAGCTTGATGACGGTGCCGCCTGGCACCCAGAACTCCACCGGTGCGCCGGCGGCGCTCGCGGGCCTGGCGGCGCTGCTGGCGCTCATCGGGTTCGCGTTCGCGACGATCCCTGTGCTGTCGGTGTAGGTGGTGGCCGGGGTGTTCACCGAGCCGGCCACGTAGGTGTTGATCAGCGCGCCGGGTGCGAGCAGCCCCAGGTTCGTGAAGTACTGGATCAGGAGTGAGACCGGGGAGAGGTAGTAGGTTGTCGCCATGGGTCACCCGTACTTAAATTCGGTCGCAAAGCCGTGCGCCTGGAGCTTCGGCAGTTCCTCCTCCAGCTTCTCCCCGATGTCATCCCGGTACATCATGTTCGGGATCTCGATCTCCTTCACCACCCCGTACATGCGCTTGCAGGCCTGGGCCACCGTTTTACCCGTTCCGGTCACCACGCACACGTAGTCCCCGCAGGTCGCCCACATCCGCTTCTCGATGACCGCCCCGTCCTTCATGGCCGGCAGCTTCGCCATCTTCACGCTCTGCGGGTGGACGAATTTGCGGTTGCCCTGGGAGGGACCGTAGATCGGGATGTCCAAGACTTCGGCTTTTGTAGCCTTTGAGTAGGGGTAGTCGGGCTGGGCTAAAACGACCCCGGCAGCCACCGAGTAGTCCACCTCGAGGGAATCGCGCCCCTCGCACGCGTCGAGCATCCACTCGGCAGGATCGCCCTTGTGGGTGGCGAGCATGAGGTTGAAGGCGGGCCACCCCCAACGGCACGTAAACTCCAGCGGCCACGGCTGCCCGTCCTCATCGATGATGCAGTTCACGTCGACATCGCCCAGGTGCCCCATCTCGATGAGCGCGGCCTCCAGCGGCTCGAGCACCATCTGGTAGAGCAGGCTCTCCTGGCAGTACTTCTGCACCGTGCCCGCCTCCCCGCAGTTGGCCCCAACATTTCCCGAGAGCAGCTTCTTGTGCTCGAAGTTCTCGTTGGGTGCTGAAATGAAGCCATCACGGCCCATCCAGCGGCTAACTCCCAGCTCTATGCCGGGAATGAAGGTCTGCAGCATGACCTTGCCCTTAGGGTTCATCCCCAGCTTTCCCCACCGCTGCAGCCGGGCGACCATGTCGGCGGCTGACTTGCCCACGTAGGAGAGGCTCTTGTCCTCCTCGCTCCCAAGTGTCTTGAACACGTAGCGCTCCGGCTTCTTCCGGACGTGCTCCTCGGCCTCCTTCAGCGACTTGAAGGTCTCGTAGGCGGGCACCTCAATGCCGCACTTCTTGAAGAGCTTCATGCCCTTCTCGCGCTCGATCTCCAGGTCTGAGGAGGCCTTGGTCGGGGCGAACACGGCCACCCCTCGCTTGCGGATGGCGTCCAGCTTCGGGATGAACTCATCGTTCCCCGTGGTCACCACCAGGTCCGCCCACCCCGTCGCGGAGGGTACCCAGTTCTTCACGTGCTCCAGACCCCGCATCCCCTCCCCGATCGCCTGGTTGTTCTCGGCGCGCAGGTAGTAGCGCACCTCGTGGCCCGCCTTGATACACGCCATCGCGAAGGCAAGCCCACACCCCGCATCCTCGTGTTCGATGAGCAGCACCTTCACTCCTGCGGTCTCTGCACGGCCGCCGGCGCTGCGGCGTCCTGGTACTTCTTCACCGTGGAGAGGTTCTGGCTGCGTCGCACGTCCTTCCTGGTGCGCGAGAGCTGCTCATCGAGCGGCGTGGTCATCGCCGCGTTCACGTCCCGGCGCTCGACGCCGAACTCGCTGATGTTCTTGATTCCCTTCGCCACCGCGGCGGCAGGGTCGGTGATCGCCCGCCCGCCCACCATGCTCGTGGCGCCTCCTAAGCGGTCCAGGAACTTGACGATCTTCTCGAAGGTCGGGGAGCCGCGGATCCGCTCAGGGGCGGTGGTGTACATGACCTCCGCAGCGTCCTGATAGCGGCGCAGCTGCTTGCGAACGCTTTGGCCGAAGATCTCATCCAGGTTCTCATCCGAGATGTTGTCGAGGGCGCGCTTCAGGCCCACCCAGTTCACGTGCCCCTCGCCCACCACCGACCCCGCGCCGGTGGCCGCGTCCGCCTCCCCCTTCGGGCCCTTGGTCATCGAGGAGCGGATGTAGTCGAGCGTCCAGCCCTTCAGGTCCCGCCAGGCGGTCTTGCCGGCCGCGCGCGCGGCGGGGTCCTCACCGGTGAGGAGGGAGCGCTTGACCTTCTGCAGGTCCTCCAGGCGCCCGAGCACGGTCTTGTGGGCGGTGTCCTCGATCGCGACCTTGCGGTCCGAGCTGAAGGGCTTGTCCTCGACCAGGCCCTTGACCGCGCCCTGGTCGGAGAACTCCTGCTTGTGCTTCCGGTAGGCATCGATCGCCTGCTTCCAGGCAGGGGCGGCCGCCGGGGCGTTCTCCTCCATCACCTTGTCGATCGACTGCTTCACATCCGCCGCGTAGTGCGCGTCGGGGCCGCCTGACTTGATGACCGCGTTCGCCCGCACCCGCAGGTCCTGCAGCTCCCCGATGTTGAGCGGTCTGCGGGTGAGGGTCTCGTTGCCCTCCGCGTCCACGGTCTTCTGGGTGACCTTGCCCTTTTTGAGAAAGTCCTGCACCCACCCCAGATGCTGGATCGAGGGGTTCTGCTCGAGCATTCCGTAGAAGCTGTCGGCCGGGGCGGTCGCATCCGGCTCGGTCTTGCGCGCCTTCTTGAACAGGTTGTCGACCCGACCTTTTGAGGAGGTGGCCTTCGCCCGCAGCGCGCTGTCCTGCACCGAACGGCCCACGGGCAGGTCCCCTTGCGCCTTGGAGCCGGTCTGCAGGCTTTCGGCGGTCACCTTCTTGCGCAGGTCATCGAACCCCTTCAGGAGCGTCGCGTTTTGCTCCTGATCCAGTGCCTTAAGGGGCTTGCCCGCCTCGGTGCCCTGGATTGAGATTTCATGACCACGCTGGGTGGCATCCCGGGTGAGCTGCCCGCTGGTCGCTCGATCGATGCCAACCTGCGCCAGTAGTCCCTGTCTTTTAACAGCCGCCTGGTTGAGCTTGCCCAAGGCCTGGGCATCCCCTGCGATCTCGGTGAGCTTGCCCTTGAAGCCCTCAGATAGCTTGCCCCAATCCAGACCCAGATTTGCCACATACGCCTGTGCCCTCCCAGCCGCATCTGCGGCCCCTGGCGCCGCGCTCGCCCCAGCGGCGCCCCCTGTACCCGCCCCAGCACCTCCCGCGGCCTCTGGTGTGCCCTTGAGCGCGTCCAGGCCCATCCCGACCCCGTGGGCGGCCAGCGCCTGGGGTATGACCTCGGTACCGGTCTTCACAGTGGCGCCCACGGCCGCTTGCAGCGCAGGGGAGGCGCCCATCTTCTCGGCGAGCTGCCGGGACTTCTCGCCCATGAACTCCCCGGGCTTCTCCGACAGGTAGGACAGGGCGTTGCCGGTGGCCCCGGCGAACTGCTTGCCCTTCTCGGTGCTGGGCTGGTAGGTCAGGGCTTGGCTGACCTGATTCACCCGGTCCGCGGCCGGCATGCCCGGCTGTCCCCCGAAGGCCTCCTTGGTCAGGTTCGAGGCCCCCTGTGCCAGGCCGGCGAGGCCTGCCACCGGGGTCGCGAGCATCCCGCTGCCGACGTTCGTGCTGGTCTCCATGACCCCGCCCACGTCCTCCGCGGCCGTGGCCAGCGGCCCGGACTTCGGCTGCGGCAGGTCGGCGGTGCCGGTGTCGGTCACCCACTTGCCACTGATGAGGTAGGCCTTGGACTGGTCCTTCGGGTTGACCGCGACCTGGTCGGCCTTCGCCCACGCCCCGTCCACGAGCACGGCGGTCTCGTTGGTTTGCGGGTTGACAGCGGTGGTCAGCGGCATGGGCTACTGCACGACGAACCCTGGCGGCGGTGGGGGCCCTTGGGCCGCAGGACCGCCGGCCGGCGGGGCTCCTCGCCCAGGGGTGGGGGTAAGACCGGTCCCAGCCGCCGGCGATTGAGGGGTGCCAGAGGGAGGGCTGGCAGCCCCCGCAGCACCGGCGGCGGGAGTCTGCCCGGCCAGGAACGCGTCGTGCAGGCGCGCCTTGGCGGATTGCGGGGCGGCGAGGGAGGCCTGGGTCTCCTGCTCGAAGCGGTCCAGCACCGCATCGTAGGTCGCCTTGTCCTGGGCGGCGCTAAGCAAGTCGTAGCCGTGTTCCTTGTCGGCGACGGTGGCAACGCCTTTGGGGTTGATCGCTCGCGCCCAGGTATTGATGACGGCGGTGGTGGCGGCTTTGAGACTGGCAAGCTTCGGGTCCTGCAGCTCCTTCGCCCCCCACTGCTCGATCTTGTTCCACCCGAGCACGTGCGCGCGCGCCACGGCAGTGTCGTCTGATGCGCCGCGGGCGTTTTGGATCATCTGCTGAGCTTCGCTTGAGGCCATCTCCACGTTCGCCTGCTGGGTGCCCATCGTGCGCTGCTCGGACATGTAGCCGTTGTACTCAGCCAGGCGCGCGGCCACGTCGGCGGGCTTCAATCCCTGCGCCTCGGCGGTCGTGCGGATCGCCTTTCGCACCATGACGATGTTGCCGGCGCCTTGCTTGCCCCGACCCACGTTCTGCAGCACGGACTTGTCCCCTGCCAGGTACTGCTGGGCCATGAAGGCGGCGTCCTCCGGGGCGAGCTTGTCATCGGAGGCGGCCTTCGCGGCCGCGGCGCGCGCGGCGTCCTCGCTGTTGGCCTTCTTGTCCTGGATGTCGGTGCGCCGCTCCGTGTCGGTCTCGCGGCGCTCGGCGAGGCCCTGCTTCTGCTGCGCTAATTTTTCCGCGATCGCCTGCTTCGCCTGGGCGCTTTTAGCCACCAGGGCGTCGACGGCTCCCGGGTTATATCCGTTTGAGAAGTTTTGCTTAAGGTAATCCAGGTCCTGCTGATTTAAGACCGGGGTGCCATCCGGCAGCGTCGCTTGGCGAAGCCCCTGGATGGTCTGCAGCAGATCCCCCTTCATCGCATCGTGCACCTGCTGCTCGCTTTGGCCTTGCTGGATCAGCTGATCGTGCTTGGCTTTGAGCTGGTACACCGCCCCGCCGATAATGTCGTTCTTCGCGTTGTAGAGCTGCAGCTGTGCCATCTGGTTGGAGGTCTTTTCGGCCTGAGCACCCTGGAAGGACTTCATGAGCTCCATCCCAAGCTGCGGGGAGCGCTGCGCGATCTTCGCCACCGCCTCGTTCTGGTCTTCGAGCTTGGTCAAGTCCTTGCCGGCGAGGATCTGCTTCGCATAGGTCATGTCGGACTGCTGGGTCTTCGCGTCCTGCACCTTGATCTTGTTCAAGGTGTTCTGGTCGTACAGATCGCTAAGCGTTAAGCCCTTGGCGATCGAACCTGTCACGTCCGGACCGTCACCTCCGATGTCGGAGATGACTGATGGGTCAAAGGTGGTGCCGGCCATGATTACGGGCCTCCGTAGGTCGGCAGAGCGCCTTGATAGGTTCCCGAGTACCCCGCATCCGCGGGTGCGTAGCTGTCCGGGCCGCCGCCTGTTTGCCACCCCCCGGCAGGGGCGCCGGCGTTGGGGTTATTGAGGTTGTTCAGCGTCTGGTAGGTCAAGCCCTGGTTGATCGCGCCACTGCCGGCCTTCGTGATGCCTGCGATCTCGTTCGCGTCGATCGCCGCGGTCGTATTGCCCTGGTTTGAGATGAGCCCTGTGATGTTGCTCGCCGCGGTGCCAATGTTCGCCGCCTGGCCCGCCGCCGCGCCTTGGCCGATCTGGATGGGCTGCAGCAGATCCTGCAGCTCGGTCTGGTAGGTGGAGTCGGCAAGCTGGCTGCCGAACTGCTCTACCCCAGCCACCTGGTTGCCAGAAAGGTTCAGGCCCGAAGCCCCGGCTGAGCGCTCGGCGGCCTCCGTGCCGGTCGCGAGCGTCGTCTGGTAGCCGGGCAGGCTCTGCAGGGTCTGCTCAGGCGTAGGGCCGCCTGGCCCGCCGCCGGTCAGCAGGTTCTGGTAGGTGGGGATATTCGCCTGGCCCAGCTGCGTGTAGGGGGCGGCAAGCGTCGCCTGCTGTGAGAGCGCCGCGTTTTGCTCGTTGATTCCGGCCGTGGTTGCGGTGTTCTCAGCGCCTGCTGACTTGCCGGCTGCGACCGACGCTCCGACCCCTCCAATTACCGCGCCCCCAATGACGGCTGCTGCGACCATGGGTCAACTCCTTCCCAGCCACAAGCTGTAATAGCGCTCGACGGGCACGTACCCGCGCTTCTCGAAAAAATGCCCCACGTCCTTGTGCAGCTTGCAGCCTGCGAAGAAGCGGTTCACGCCTCGTCTGCGCAGCTCCGCCTCGATGGTGTCAAAAAGTCCTTGACCTAAGCCGTTGCCGCGCAGGTCCGGGTGCAACCAGAAGATGTCCATGGTGCACGTGAGGCACGTCTTGTAGTGAAGACCCGGGGCAATGAAACCTATGAAGTAGCCCACGATCGCCCCGTCCTCGCGCACCGTCACGACCAGCACTTGGCCGGCCTGATCACGCCGGGCGTACTCCTCGTACTGCGGGTCAAGGGGAACCTCGTCTTGGTTTAGCGCAAGCTCCTTCCAGTGCTTAGGCAGAAGCGGCTGCACCTCCGCGATGAAGGGCGCCCACGGCTCCAGCTGATAGGTGATCACTGGACCTCCGGCAAGACAGTCGGGGTGAGACCTGCGATCGGCGCTGAATGGCGGATGTCTACGATCATGTGCACTCGCTCCACGGCACCATTGTTTGCAACCTCATGCTCGAGCGCGTTTTGGAACCACCACACCTGGCCTGGCGGCAGGTAAAGGGTTTCATCCCCACAGCGAAAGTTGCACCCGGGGGAGCTTTGTAGGACCAGGTGGTACCGGTCCCAGTAATCCGCGTGCACCGGGGTGTCCGCGTGCGGGTAGATGCGCCCGCCGGGGCGAAGCTTGTTGATCATCACGCGCCCGATCCGCTCCCCCTCGACCTTCATCATCAGGTCAAAGATCAGCCGCCGCGCGGCGGGCAAGTGGATCATGCCGTCCATCCACACGCACTCGTGCTGGTCCTTGGTCCCTTGCTCAAGCTCGCTGACAGAGGCAGGCGGGAAGCGCAAGAAGACGGTCTCGGTGTCCCCGAAAGGTCCTTGTGGATAATCACGCAGGTACGTGTCTGCCTTCCACAGCTGCGGCTGGCGCTGCAGCTGGTGCAAGAGCGGCACGGGGTCAAACTGGTAGAGGCCCTGGAAGTTCTTCAAACCACGCTCCCCGCCCCGTTCACCCACACCGCAGGCGGGCCTACGAATTTCACCGTCACCTGGTACCCAAGAGTCGTATCGAAGTAGTTCTGCCCCACGAAGAGCCCCTTCGTCGGCCGCTGTGCGGTTGGGCCGTTGGCGCCGATCGTACACGCGTATGTCCACAGCTGCTGAAACCATGCGAGCCACTGAGCGGTGACGGTTAAGAGATTTGTGACTGCAATGGCCGCGGCGCTCGGCGGCGGTGGCAAGGTGACGCTTTGTCCGCTACCCACCGGGGGCACGTACGGTTGCGTAAGAGTGCCGCTTGCGGTGAAAAGAAGCGCCGCGTTGCCGATGAGGGAGGCTGCGCCGGCAGGGGTGGCGCTTGCCGCGAAGGTGATCGGGGTCGTGCCGGCAAGTGCTCCGGAGGGTTGATTAAGGGTGCCGCTGACTGCAAACACTATCGAGGTTGTCGCAGCGAGCGCGCCGACCGCAGCAATGGCGCCTGACTCCCCGAAGTTCACCGCACTCGTGGCAGCCAAGGCGCCGGCGCCCGCAAGGCTCCCGGACTGACTGAAGGTGACGGCGGTTGTGCCGCCCAGAGCGCCGCTGCCGCTTAGAGCGCCTGATTGCCCAAAGGTGATGGGCGTCGTCCCACCCAGCGACCCCGCGCCAACAAGTGCGCCGGATTGACCAAACGTGATCGCCGTGGATCCTGAAATTGCGCCGCTTGCGGCGGCGGCTTCGAGCGTGACCAGCGTGACGTACGCTTCGGTAGTGCCCGCGCCGCTTGAGGTGAAAGAGGTCTGCTGCGTTCCCGTCGCAGATACAACCTTCGTCGCGATGCCGCCGGTGATCGCATTCGCATTACCTAGCGCGGTTTGTTGTGTATAGCTATTCGCAGACCAATTCAAAGTCTCCGTGCCGGAGCTGCTGACGGTGAGCGTGAAGGCGACGCACATCTCAGCCGCCTGCGTCGTGGCGGACGTGGCGTTGGAGGTGAAAGGGGACGAGGTGTCATCGTTCCACTGCGTGGCGGGGATCTGATCCACGAGCGAGGCGAGCGCCCCGCCTGTGACCTCGAGGAAAAACACCGCGTTGTAAAGTGCCCCGCCGCTTACGATTGCGGTGTGGCCTGAGCCTCCGGCGCCGTTGGTGCAAAGGTAAAGCCCACAGACCTGGCCGCCTTTTGAAAAGGTGGAACCGATCAGGGTGTAGGTATTGCTTTTGCTGTCCGAAACGGCGGGCGTCACGCCGATGATGGACGCACCGATCAGAAAGCTTGAGCCGGTGGCGGCAGTCGTGACGGCGGCCGTCGTGATCGACGTGGCGGTAGTGGACGCAGCCGAGGCGGACTGACCCGGTGCGATTGCCATGTGGGGTTAATCCACCGTGCAGGTGAGCTGCCCGATCGCGAAGCTTGGGGTGATGCCGTTGGACACCGCAAGGGATGCGGTCAGCGCGCCTGAGGCGAGGATCTTCGTAGCGCCGCTTGACTGGTAGCCGATGGAGAAATAGGTCTCCGTCTCGCTGCCGCCGGTACAAGCCGGGAAATTGATCGCTGCGGTATTGGCGATCGTGGTCGGGGAGGAACCGGTCTGGGTCCAGGATCCTGAGATTGCCCGCGAGACCGCCACGCGCGCATAGCCCGTGTAAGCCGCCTCGCTCGTAGCCTGGTTGCCCCCGGCGCCGGGGTTCGCCGTGTGCAGCGCGATGTAGAAGCTGCCCGCAGCTGAGGAGGGCTGCAGGCCGCCGGCGTTGCCGATGTTGGCGATCGCGCTGTTGCCGAAGAGCAGCCCCATGAGGTCGGATTGGAACGCGTTACTGGCTGGCATGATGATTCCTGTGTTCGATTTTTGAGGGAAGGCTCACGCTGCCAAGGACTGCTTGCCCTTGACCGTCATGGCAGCATCGGTGATGACGAACTTCACAGGATCCGTCATCCGGATCCGGAAGGTGAAGACACGGGATTGGCCGAAGCGGCGGGCGACGACGCGCGTCATGTACTGACCCAGGGCGCCAAGCGGCAGGATCCTGGGGGGGAACCAGGTGCGTCCGTTGTCCTTGGAAACCTCGATCGATATCTTTGGTTGAACGCCTTGCACGCCTGCCATGCCGGCGATTCCCACCCCGGTCTCCATGTCGAGATAAATGCGCGGCACGCGGAAGCGGTTGAAGCCCTTCACGGTATGTCGGGTCACGATCTCACGCAGGATCGTCGCCCCGTTGTCGGTGTAGGCGGTGTCGCTCATCGAGTAAAGGCTTGAGCTTGCCCAGTCGCTGATCAGGGTGGCGCCTGCGTAGTTCACCGAGAGGTTGCCCTGGTGGCGCGCCGCGTACGCACTCGTGAGTCCGGTTTGTGCCTCCGCCCACACCATCGTTGAGAGATCAAGCACAAAGGTGCGCCCCATCGTGGGGAAGGTGAGCTGGTAGAAGCCGTGCTTGTCCGCCCCGTACGAGAGCGCCACCGCATCTGAGTAAGTGAATCCTGCGGTGTTGATGACCGCGTCGATCTCATCGGACACCGGCAGCACCGAGTAGCCCTGGATCATGTACACGTGGCGCTTGCCCTGCACGGTGGTGCCCAGGAAAAGCAGGCTGTCGATGCCGCCGGCGCCGCCTGAGAATTGCGCGCGAGAAAAGACCGCGGCAAGCCCGATACGGCACGCGGCCGACTGGATGGGGTAGAAGGGCTGGTTCGGCGGGGTGGAGGGCACCGGCTGCCAAAATTCCAGGTGCTGCTGGGCGAAGGTGATGAGATTCCCAGACAAGTTATCCACAGCCGCCATGATGTCCGGGTAGGCGGCGGCGGAGGCGAAGGAGAGCGCGTTCCCGTTGGTGGCATCGTTGATGTTGGAGACACCGAACTGCGCCGTTCCTGGGATCTCCGTCACGAAGTAGCCCCCGACGTTCGTCACGGTGAGCGCACCGGGCACGAACCAGGAACCGGAGGGCAAGAGCGACAAGGCCCCTGCCGTGTAGACGTAGCCGTTGGAGCCGTCGACTACCACCGTTTGGCTCTGAGCGGGGTTTGTGGCGAGGCTCACCAGGCCCTGGCTTGTGCCGATGGGGGAGGAGAACGCGGCGGTTGCCTCACCCCCTGGTGCTGTGGGGGGCACGAGCACCTGGAATTGATTTTCGATCACCCCGAAGAGCGTGCTGTTGGTGCCAAAGAGCCCGCGCATCGGTTGGTTTGCGTTGCTGCCCACCGTCATCGCAAGCACCAGGCCCGGGGAGCCGTAGATCACGATCTTCGACTTATCCCCGTCCGGGCGGTTCTCGTAGTAGCAGTTCAGCCGCCGCTGGCGCGTGACAACAGCGGACTTCCCGTACACGCCGGACCCGAACAAAGGCACGGGTCGCAGGGCCGCCATCAGTACGACTCCTCGCTCTCGGGCATGAAGTACTCCGAGGATGTCTGCGGGTTGCCCTCTCGCGCCATCGCGGTCGCGGTCGTGTAGGAGAGCTGCCGGTCGGGGGTCCAGTCCCCGTCGAACATGCCGCAGATATTCAACGACAGATGCCAGGAGAGTGCGTTGAACCACTCTTGCGGGAAGTCGGTCGCATCCCCTGGGTTGTTGTAGTCCTGGACCTGGCGAAGATACACGCAGTGCAGGTGCTTGGTGACATCCTGGGCGCCTGAGCAGTCGATGTAGAAGTGCCCGATGTTGTCGTTGGAGCGCGGCTCGTAGTAGAAGGCGGTCGGGTCTGCGACAAACCCGGGCTGCACCTTCGTGGGCAGCGCCTCGTACTGCTGCAGGTCCATGCGGGTAAGGGGGGTGTCGGTGCCGTAGATGTCCCGCAGCACGGCGGTCACGATCTCAACCGGACGCTGCGCCTGGGTCGTGTAGTTCCACACGTACGCGTTCGCGAGCGCCCCGCTGCCAAGCGCTGCGGCAAGGGTGATGCTGGTGTTGGGCACAAAACTTGCGACCGTGCCCCAGGTGATGTCGTTACCCACCAGCACCCCGATCTTGTCGTTGATGTTGACTGAAGAGGTGGAGGCGACCGGCAGGACACTGCCGCCTGCCGCAACCGCGGCAGTCAACTGCAGCTGGTTGTAGAGGGTAGGGAAGGGCGTGCCGGTCACCCCTGCCGCCCAATGATCCCCGGTGACGCCTAACGAGTACAGGTACTTGCTGTACCCCAGGAAGAGATCTGCGCGCATGCGCTGCCACATCTTCCAGCCCGGAGCCTTGTCGTTGCCGGCGATGAGCTGCTTTACGATCATGTTGAGCTTGAAGCTGATGTCCACGCTCTCCTGCGCCGTGGGCAGCTCCTGCTCCTCAAGGAGCGCGAGATTCAGCATCGACTGGCGGATGATGTCATCGCGTGCCGCCCAGAAGATGTAGCTGCCACCGGTGGGTGAGATCCCGGTGGTTTGGCTCCCCGGAATGTTAAGGTCGGTCACGCGCTACGCCTCGATGACCGACTTCTCAGGCGGGTTCTCAAGCTCCTCGATCACCTGCGCGGGGGCTTGCATGTACGAGGGGAAGGTCCCGCGCACCTTTCGCACCTGCTCCTCGGAGAGCTTCACGACCCCTGGCATGTCGCGGCCGTCGCGCTTCGCGTAGGCCTCAAGCTGCCACTGCACCACGTGCCAGATGACCTTGTAGGCGTCCTGGGCGCTGATGTCCGCCTGACACTGGGCGTAGCCGGCGCCCTTCCTGGGGTACAGGTGCTCTGTGCCGGCTTCAGGCTGCGCCTCCGTGCAGCGCGTCCATCCAAAGTGCAACCGGTGGCAGGCCGGGGCTTCGTCGCGGCCGCGCCCTGCGCAGTGCGTGCCTAAGGAAGCCAGGGAGTGGGTGTTCACCCAGTCGCGCGTCAAGTTCTCTTGCGTTGAGTGCGAGAGAAAGCACACCTTGGGCATCGGCTCGTGCGCCACCGCGTTCAAGACACCGGTCTCAGGGCCTATGACCACATCGGCAAGCTGAGAAAGGGACAGGGTCTCGCGGATATTGTATTGGGCGCTTCGGCAATGCACACGCGGGGTCTTCTCCCACCCCTGTTCGAGCACCACCCCGTCTGGGCCCCCGACAAACATGATCTCTACTTCCGGGAAGTCGATCAGCAATCCTGAGACCACCGCATCCAGGCCCGGCCACACCTTGTGCACCGATGAGCCGTTCATCGCCCACAGCACCAGGAACGATCCGTACTTCTCCCGCTCGCGTGCTGCCCACATCTCCTCCGCAGGGCTTGGGTAGAACTTCACGCGAATCGGGTGCTGGCCCTCCTCGCTCCCCAACGGCACCCCTGCAATGAAGTGCTGGTAGGCGAGGTAGTTCTTGTTGAGCAGAGCATGGCGCACCGCCGGGGTGTAGGTGTCGACGATGCGGTTCGCCATCGTCAAAAGGCCGCCTTCGACGCTCTCCGACAAGTTCACCCAGCGGTCGTACTTCTTTTGCTGCCACTCCCAGAAAGGCCCAAGGGCGGCGTCGGGGACCTGGCCGCGGCCTTGGATGTAGAAGTCGTCAATGTTGGGGTCGGCGCGCACCACCTCCTCGCACTGCCCTTCAGCGCAGTAGAGCGTCACGTGGTAGCCCTCGGCTTTGAGCGCCGCCCACACGGATGACGCCTGCATCATGTCGCCCACCGCCCCGTAGCGCACCACCCCGACCGTCTTCGTGGGCTTGGGTTTCTGCCAGCTAAAGGCGTGTCCGCGGTGACGCTTTTGGAAGACGAAGAAAAGCGAGTACTCGAAGCCCGAGGAGCGCTTCTGGAAGTCCAAAAGGTCCCAGGTGCCAGCCTTCTCCATGAGCTCAACCACTTTGTCGTAGCTCACGTTCCACTTGTGGTCTGGGTTCGCCCCAGGCTCCCCCATCTTTGGGTACTGATCCTCATCGGGCAGGTAAAGCACCAGGTACCCAGACATCTTCACGACGCGCAGCCACTCCTTCAGGGTCTTCACCAGCTTCTGCGGCTCCACGTGCTCGAGCATGTGGGAGGAGAAGACGAAGTTCATCGACTCGGTGGCAACGAGCCCCAGGTCGCTCGCATCCTCCACGTAGAGATCGGGCCTGGGCATGGTGTGCCCGAAGATATGGGCATCGATGTTGTTGTCGACGGTGATGAAGTGCGGAAAGGTGCGATACAGCCCTGCGCCTATGTCAAGGCCGCGCCCGCGCGTCCACTTCACGATCTCCCACTTGATCTTCCCCGCCTCGTTTCCCTGCGGGTCTTCGGCTCGCCATGCCATGTTCGTCCTCCCAAAAGTGTGACGAGCCGAAGTGTAGGAGAGAAACCTACGCTTGGGGAGCGGCCTCTTTGCTGCGGTGGATGCCGCTTGCCTTGGGCGCTTTGTTGCCGGCGGGCGTGGCTTCCTTTTGCGCGAGGAGCCTCTCGAGGAGCTCCTGCGTGCGAAGGCTCGAGGCCTCAAGGTCTGCGATGCGCTGCTTCAACGCCTGGTTCTCGTCGAGCACCTCATCGTAGGCGGGTGGCAGGGGGGCGCCAAGCTTGTAGCCCACCGGGGTGCCGTCTCCTCGGTAGTGGACCTCGCGCCCCTCGAACTCCTGGATGTACTTCACCTCGATGAAGCCGTCCGAGTAGACGACGCCGTGGGGTTTCGTCGGGTTGAAGAGCCGCACGCCGTCTTGGGTGATGCGGTCCTTCTCGATGCGTACCTTTTTCTGCGCAAGCGACATATCAGTCTCCCTTGTCAGTCCCACAACACATTGAACTGGCCGCCCGTGCCCGATGCTACCGCAACGAGCGCCCCACCGTATCTCGCCCCGACATCTCCCACGCCGGCCGACACGCTCTGCCCCACCGCCGATGCGGTACAGGTGCAGATGGTCTTGGTGGAGGTCGCAGTGTTCGTGCCCAACCCGTTAGGAAGCTTCACGTCGTAGAGACTCACCGCAAAGCTCGTGCCAACGGACTGCACGTTCACCCCGTAGAGCACGCCGAACTGCCCGACGATCTCGGTGTTGGCTCCTTGGCCTGGGTTCAGCGTCGTCGTCCCCGCCGTGCTGATGGGGGTGACCTTCGCATTGCCTACGCCATAGCGGGGCATTACATGCGGTCCAGGACGTTGTTGCGCTCGGCAAAGCCCACTTCACCGTCGACCTTCATCTCGTCGTAAAAGGCGTCCACGTGGGCGTTGGAGTACTCATCGTCGGTGGCGCGCATGGGCAAGCGTTTGACGCCGCGGCGCATCGACTCAGGGTTCACGTCCTTGGAGACATCCGACTCCCCCCCCGTCGTCATGGCGAAGGACGGCTGGTCGGAGTTCGGCTGGTCTTGAATGTTCATGCCGGGGGGCAGCGGGAGGCGATTGGTGCCCTTCACGCCCTTTGCCGTGCGCGCGCTCGCATCGCTTGCCCAGCCGGCCTCCGCATCATCGCGGGCCTGGGGGTAATCGACCTGAAACTTCTCCTGCATGATGCCGGGCATCGATCTCTCCTACGGGGGCGGTGAAACGCGCTTTTCAGTCCCAGCCGTCTCCCGGGTAGCTTAAGCCACCACCGTAGGTCTTCAGCTCCATCGGGTTGATGTCCGCGGTGGGCTGATCCTCGATGTTCATGCCGGGGGGCAGCGGCAGGACATTCACGCTCTCACCGGTCGTGCCCTTTTTCGTCAGGTACCCGGAGTCCTTGATGCCCACGCGCTCCCCGCCTGCCATCTTCTCCGAGTCCGGCAGCACCCCCACATCGGGGATCTTCTTTGAGCCTTTAGCCATCATCGTCTCCTGGGGAATGGGGCGGTTGGTGGTCCCGCCCCTTTTGGGGTTTATCTGAAGGTTAGGCCGGAACCGCAGCCAGCGGCTGGATGTTGTAGTCCATCGTGATGGACGCCGAGGCTGCCGTGTCGGTGCCGCCTTGCAGGTAGAAAAGCGCACCTTCCGGAATCACGATACCACCCAGGCCAGCCGTGCCTGAATTGGTGTTCAGCTGGATTTGCTGGGTCTGTCCCACCTGGTTGGTGTAGGTGCCGGAGGCCAGGTACTGGCCCGTCACCACGAAGGGCCCGTAGGTCGCGGTCGAGAGCGACACGGAGGCCGTGCCGGTGCTCGTGTTGGTGACCACGTACAAAGAGAGCTGATCTGAGACCGCAGCGACGGTCGCGGAGCCATTCACACCGGTGAAGGTGTACGAGCTCGTCGCGTTGCCAATCGCGGTCACCTGCAAGGTGAGGGCGTAGGCCACAAGGTTCGCGTGCGCGGCGTACTTGGCGGTGACACCGTTGGCGCCGGCGGCGCGCACGAAGAAGGCCGACTGCCGGGTGACGTAGGAGGGGTTGTCGTACCCCATCGACTTTAGCGTGCTGGGGATCTGCGTCTGAGCCATCAAAGTCTCCTAATACAGGCCTCTCCTGCGTTGTTGGGGCTTGGAGGCACCGCGGGGAGAAGGCCCCGCGGTCACCCGTTTGGAGCCGCTGTCAGGCGGCGGAGTCCCACTTCACGATGCGCACGTTGGCGGCAAGCGTATGCACGATGCCAAAGCCGCCCAGGTAGTACCAGGCGATGCCCTTGGAGCGCCCGTAGTCGGTGGGGATCTTGCCGCGCATCTCCTCAGGCACCACCACGGCCTCCGCCACCGTGTCGTTGCCGAAGAAGAACATCCAGTCAGACTGTCCGTTCACCCACGCAATCGTGGTCACCCCATCGGTGCCGGAGCCCTTGGCGACGTTGGTCTGCTCTATGTACCGGGTGTTCTCGTAGCGGCCGATCTCGCTGTTCATGATGAGACCGAAACCGGTGTCCGAGTACTGATGGATCGTCTCGAGCGTGTTCTTCAGCGTGCGATAGGTCGTCGGCCACCCCAGGCAGTAGTAGTCATCGGCGACGTAGGCTGGGATGTTGCGCTCCTTCATCGCATCCGTGATCGCCTTGGCGTGGGCATTGCTGTAGGCGATGTTGTTGGTGCCGGTCACGGTGCCGTTGGTGTAGAGCACCACCGCGGACACCGAATTGCCGCCGACCGGGATCACGCGAAGCAGCGTCTGGTTGAACTGCGCCCAGGCGAGCCGATCGAAGAACTTCACCGCGTCGTTCTTCAGGACCTTCTTGATGATGTCCTCGACGGGGAATTTCGAGAGGTTGTCGAGCTTTGCGCTGTAGGGGATGGAGTTTCCACCCTCAGTCACCGTCAAGGTGCCCTGCACGATGGTGAAGTTCGACTCCGGCATCGTGTTGGTCTCGGTGAGCACCGCACCTGCCGTTGCCACATCCGAGAACACATCCCACGTGAAGGTGTCACCCTTCTTCTTGCCTTGTTGGCTGATGTCGTGGACGTCTGCGAATTGGCGGAATTTCACCAGCGGTTGCACCGCGGCGCGCATGACGTTTGAGAGCTGGCGGCTGTAGAAATAGCCGCCGAGGGATGAGATGGCCCAGACCTGACCTGCCATGGTGACTCCTGACCAGAGTCACCATCGACGAAGCGGTGTGGTGACTCCTAGTGTTTGAACGGCCTCGCCTGCCCTCGAGACTTCGCCATCGCGGCGATCGCATCGGAGGCCGACTGCACTTCATCCGGCTCAGCCTCAGGCCGCTGCCTGCCTGCCGCGCTCGGAACCGAAGGGACCGCCGCCTTTCGCTGTTGCTTGGTTTGGGCAGGCGCCCCTTTCGGCTTGCCGCCCAGATCGATGCGCAGCTGACGAAGCTCTTGGCCGACCTTGGCAAGCCTGGTACGCGGGTCCATGTCCGGATTCTCTCGTGCAAAATCCGCATCACGGCGTGCCGCCTGGGCCTTCAAGGCTGGGGTTGCCAGCTCCTGTGCGTACTCGGTCTCGAACCACTCAACAGCCGCGTTAAAGGCTGTGCGTCCCATCACACGCTGATCGACCCGCTCATCCACGATCCGTAGGACATCCGGAGTCACCCTGGAAAGTCCTGCCTGGATCTCTGCTAGCTGTTCGATCGCTTCCTCGTCCCCCATGCTCGCTTTGGTGTACAGGTCCTTTAACCGGGCCTTGTATGCCGCCGCTTCCGCTCGTGCCGTCTCATCCGCCTGGCGTCTTGCTTGCGCAACCGCTGCAGGGTCTGGAGCCTGGGTGCGAGTCGTTGTAGCACCGTCCTCCCCATTATGTCCAGAAGTGTCAGTCTCCCCGCCGAGCTCGAGGATGGCTTTCAACGTCAGCCACTTGCCCCCGATCTGGTACTCGGTGACCCCTGCCGCGTTCTTGCGCACATCATCGGCGCCGGCGTTTCGCGCCTCATCCGCTGCCCGATCGTCCGCTTCGTGCTGGCGGATGAGCGCGGCCGCGGCCTCCTCTTCGGTCTGCTCGCCGCCTTCTTCTTCGGCTTCCTGTTCGGCGATGAGCTCGGCACGAGTCTTGCGTCGGTTCTCTGGGCGATCCTGCTGATCCCACACCTCATCGGTGAGGTCCACGAGCTCGTCATCGTCCGCCTTCAACTGGTCGGCGTTGTCGGCGATCGAGTTCAGCCTCGCCACGCGCGCATCGTTGCGGTTCTTGTTGGCCTCGCGCGCCAGGCGCTCGCGCTCCGCCTGGTCCGCGGCCGCCTCGGCGGCAAGTTCTTCGGGTGTCTTGTCAGCCATCGATCTCGTCCTCCCCGTCCAAGGCCCTGATGGCCACGTGTCCTGATTCCACCGCCGCTCCGAGCCAACTCTCGAAGTGCTCCAGGAGCTCGATCTTAGTCTGCAACGCGACGATCTGTATGGGCTTATCTGGCGCGATCTTCTTCAACTGCTCGATCGCGGTTGCCAGTTCCTTCTCCGCGCTCTTGATCAGGTAGTCCCCGATCGGGCTCGCCAGGAACTCCTCGACCTCCTTGCCGAAGACTGCGGTCCTCACCAGGGGGTTGTCCGGATCCAGTTGTCTCTCCCGCACGGCGCACGTTCTCCTCGTGTTCTGCCCAGCTCATGCCCAGTTGCACGACCATGAAGCGCTCGATGACCTCCGCTATCTGGTGCTGGTTGCGGTACGGGCAGTCAGGCGCGTCTCCTGGCTCCTCGAGTGCAGCTCCCGGGCCCATGTCAAACGCGTCGATCGTCTCGATGCTGATCCTGGCACGCTGACAGAGCATTGCCTCCACGAACTCGTGCAGAAAGACTGCCGCCTCACTGCGCCAATCGGCCATTCGGCTGATCTTGAAGGCAAGGGCGCGGCCGTAGTCGGCTTCGAAGTAGTCCCCGACCGTGTCGTACCGCTGGCTTGTGTGCGCGATGGTCGTGACAAGGATGCGGATCACGCCGTCGCCCCATCAGCCGCCGCAGGAGCGCCCTGGGCGCCTCCAGCGCCGCCACCCGTCCCGGGTGCCCCAGGAGGTTGCTCGCCGGGCAGCTGGGTGGCGCCCAGCGCCTTGCCGAGCAGCATATCGTCCTGGTCAAGCAAGTGGTTCGCGTACAGCAGGTGCGTCTTGCTGCCATGCGTCAAGGCGGCGATCTTCTCCCGGGAGGCGTTCTGTTCTCGGGAGGTGACCAGACGCACGACGTTCGCCCCGTCCTTGTCGGACTTGTGGCGCTTCAAGTCCTGCACCATCTGCATGAGCTTCTTGTTCGTCGCCTCAAGGGTTGCCATCTCCTGGTTGCCCTGCGTGCTGAAGCGCTCCCCGTCCTGGTAGCCTGAGAGCGCCATCATCTCCTTCCACACCTCCCCTAAGTTCACCCCCTGCGGGGGCTTGGTGGCGACTTTGGTAAAGGCGTCAACCGCGTAGACGAAGCGGGCCATCTTGGCAACCGGGGAGGTCGCGCCCATGCCGACGTTCACAGTCGTCGTGAGCTCGTGATCGAGCATGTCGTCGGTCACCTTGTCGATGCCGAATTTCAGGGCGACCTTCGCCTTCTCCCCTGCGATCGCAAGGATCGTCGCGTCGGTCTCGTAGTGCTGCTCCAATAGCACGAGCTGGCGCAGCACCCGCACCACGAAGGTGAGCGAAAAGGTCTGCAGCATGTACTCGGTCATGAGACTCGCCGGGGCCTCGAGCATCTTCACCGTGCCCTGCGCCTCGCGCGGCGCGCCGGCCTGGTGCATCTGCATCGGGTTGAAGTTGCCCACGAGGTCATCGAAGGCCTGGCGCTTACGGTCCGACTCCTGGTACGAGGAGGCAGTGATGTCCTCGAACTCGACCGACTCCAGGTCCTCCATGTTGTCGACCATCGTCACCCCGCCCGGGACGTTGCGCATCAGGCTTGCGGTGTCGACGTTGGTGCCGCGCTTGACCTTGTGTCGCTTGTTCAGGACCAAGAGCACGTTGTCGTTGCGCTGGTTCTCGATATTGTTGATGCCTTCCTGAAGCGGCTGCACGAGCTGCGGGACGGAGGTGGGTAAGGGCTTGTGAGTCTCCACCATCACGACACCGAGCACGTAGTCGCGCTGGCCGTGAAAGACCGTCTTCTCCAGCAGCTCCGGGTCGGTCAAGAGCTTGCCGTTGCCAAGCGTGTAGAACTCCCAGTCGCACTCGTCCCAGCGGTGGATGTGGCGTTGCACCCAGATGATGTCGTAGTCGGAAACAGAGCGGTTCTCCTGGGTGGGATCTTGCTGATCTCCGAGGCGCGCCATGCGGGTGGAGTCATCCGGGTTCTCGGATGCCTTCAGCTCCTGGTCCGAGTAGTCATGCCACTGCCGACCCTTCGGGTCTGGCTTCGTCATCTTCGCCTTCACGTCCCCGATGTACATCGGGATGAGTTCGATGACGTACGGGCTCGTATTGATCGGGTCCATCCAGTTGGCGCTTGGGTCAAAGCGGATGTTTTCGATGGGTTTCAAATCCACCGCCGGGCCGTCCTTGGCGACGATGAGCTTGCCCTTCGCATCCCGGCGTGTCGCGTACTCCCACTTCACGCGCGCGACGACCGCGCCTTGGGTCTGCCCGTCCTGGATGCCACCGATCAGTACCTGAAACCACGGGATCGTGTGGGTGAGGCGGTACTGCAGCAGCTCCTTCATCAAGGCCGCTGAGATCAGCTGGCGCTTATCGCCTTGGTTTAGCGCCTGGATGGAGGTGAGATCCTGGTTCGAGAAGAAGGCCTGGCACGCCGCCGCCTCGTTCTTGCGGATGACGGTGCGGGTGATCGGCACGAAGAGGTGCGAGCGCTTGCGGAAGGTCTCTGAGTTGTACTTGCTGCCGCCTGCGTGCTGGTTGTTGAAGGCGCGGATCGAGTCATCCCACTGCTGACGGTAGTTTGAGTCAATGTAGGTGGTGGAGAAGCGAAAGGCGTCCTTTGCGCGCTGCTCCCAGTCGGGCTCATCCCCGCGGTCGTAGTCATCCTCATCCTCGTCGACAACCGGGTCGCCCCCGCTCATGTCCTCGTGGCCCGCCTCCCAATGAGGGGCGTCGGCGACCTCTACCCTGGAGCCGGCACCAGGGGGCTGCGGGCGCATGGGCTTCGTCACCCCTCCTGAGGATGGCGGGTCCTTGATCGCCGGCGGCTGCGGGCGCATCGGGGAGTTCTCGTCATTCTCCAGAGGCATCAACCTGCTCCTCAACCTCAGGTGGCTGCTCGCGCGACTCCTGGCGCTTGTAGTCCTCTGCTGCCCGGTCGACCAGCTGCAAGATGCGGTGCGCCTGCGGGTTCACGTTGGCGGTGGCGGAGACGATGGTACGCGCGCCCATCAAGGCTAGATATAGCCGTCGCTCAAGGCTCGTCACGTCGGCGGCTCCTGCTCGTGGTCGGGCGGGTTGATCATGTCGGACCTGAAGAACTCCCCCCAAATCAGGCGCGGCGAGATGACATCGCACTTCGTGCACTGGATCTTCGCATCGGGCCGCAGGATGAACGCTTGATTGCCGCAGGGACACGTGAAGCAGTACCGGTTCTCAGGCTTCTGGGCTTCGCGGCGCTTGACCAGGTCGGCAACCTCGCTCACGCGAAGTCCTGCTGCTGCCGGCGCTTCCAGTGCGCAGGGATCACGACGCACCCGTGGATCACCATCTCCTCAGGGGTCGGGTACTCGGCGCGGCCGCGCGGGATGCTGAAGAGCTCGAGCATGTTGCCACCGGCGCTGATGGCTGAGGCCTCGATCTCCTTCGGCGTGCCCATCTTCTCCCGCGGCATGAGGTAGCTGAAACCTTCGCGGCGCAAGAATGCGGACGCCACCATGCTGATCGCCGCGTGGCGCAGCACGATGCCGCGGCCCTGCACGCTCACCTGCCACAGGTGGTCTGGGTAGTGTTTGTTCAGCGCCGCTCCGAGCTGCCGGGCGATCGCCATGTCGGAGCTCTCGTCATCATCCCCCTCGTCCATCGTGATGATGAGGCCTGAGTCGGCTCGTGATTTGCTGCTCATGGGTGCGGCCAGGTCGCGATGCCAAGGTGGTGCGAGACTCGGTAGCGATCCCCGTTGATCATCACGTACTTTGGGATGGGCAGCACCTTCCCGAGCTTCACCGATTCCTGGAACTTAGCCTCAATCACCTGAGCAACCAGCGCGTCTGCAAGCTCAAGGGTCACCGGCCCGTGGGCGAAGAACTGCGGGTAGGAGGTGAGGCTCATCCTGCCCGCTTCGGTCCGTCGTCGTGGTACCACCGAAGCGGCAGGATGAAGGTCTGACAGCCGGTGCAGATGATCCGGTTGTCGTGCGAGAGGTGAAAGATCGCGCCATTGCACGTCGCGCAGGCAATGAGCTGCACAGCCACGGTGCCGGAGGCTTCGCCCTCCTTGACGGCAACGTCCAGCGCCTTTCGCATGCGGTGCTGGGTGAGGTCGACCACCTCGGTCACGGCGGGTTCGGCGGCCGGTAGATGCCGGTGGTCCCGAGGTCCGTGCTGTCGAAGCTTCGGCCGTTGCTGAAGTTGTAGATCCGGTGATCAGGCGCCGCGTACTCACTGCCCCACTGACGGATGACCATCTCCTTCCAGGAGAACTGCCGGGTGGTCACCTGTTTGCCAAGCTGCGGCGGAAGTGGTGGCAGGGGCATCAGTAGGCTCCTTCCTCGAGGCCTTGGATCGCCCGAGCGAACGCTTCGCGGCTGCGCAGCTCATCGAGCTCCCCGATCAGGCGCTCGAGCTGGTCGCGCTCGTGCGGGCCCATAGTACGCGCCATGAGTCGCACGTCCCGTATCTCCGCTTCAGTGAGGTCTCGACGCGGCACGCTAGATCTCTCCCTCGTCCGGCTCGATAGGGCCTGAGTCTACCCATGCCGGGGTCATCGGGTCCATGTCATAAATGCGCGCCACGGCGTCAATCAGGTCTTTTAGGCCCACGAAGGGGTAAAACCCGACCTGCATGACGAAGCGCTCCGCCAGGTCGTACTTGTTGCCGTGCTCGTCCACCTGCTCGATTTTTTGCGAAAGGCGGTACTCGTAGCCCGCCGCAATCATCCGCACCTGCGCCGGGGTGAGATCCTCCTCGTCGGTCGGGTGGGGGATAAAGTAGGCGTGCTGCTTGAAGTCCGGGCCTAAGCGCTGCACCCGATCGTTCTTGCTCCCAGGCGAGTCGTTCGGCCACTCCAGATCCTCGATCTCGAAGCGGTTGTTCTCAAGGCGCATCCGCTCCTCGAAGTAGTCCATGTCCGCCTGGGCACCGTAGGTCTCGTAGCCGACCTTCACCCCGAGGATCCCAGGCATGCGCTGCCACTTGTTGCGCAGGTCGCGCATGTTGGTCCAGCGCTCCGACAGATCCATCTTGTGATCAAAGCCGTCGAGCAGGTACTTCTGCCCCTGGATGTCCACTCCTTGCACAGCCATCGCAGTGTTTGCCGAGTCCTTCTTCTTCGAGCGCGCCGGGTCGATCGTGATGTAGACATTGAGCACCATCGGGCGGAACTCGTACCGCTGCAGGTTGTCCGGGTCGAAGTAGCGCTGGGTGCCGGCCAGGGGGTTGAGCAGCTGCTGGCAGGCGATGTCGGCCTCCAGCTGCTCGATCTTCTTCTGCGCCCATGCGGCCGGCGAGAGCAGCACCGGGCGCCCGTCCGCCCGCCCGTTGTGCGTCGCGGGATACACCCGGGCCTTCGCCGCCTTGCGCTCCAGGATCACGCTGTAGGTGTCGGCGAAGTTGTAGCGCGTGCCCTCGTACCACACCCGCCCGCCGTCCTGGCCGAGGTTCGAGGACTGCGACCAGGCCGCGGTGGTCTTCGTGATCTGCTCAGGGGTGGAGACGCTCTCCGGCACCACCACGTCGTTGTAGATGCGCAGGCGAAAGTGCCTCGAGGTGGGCTGCCCATCGATGAGACCGTGCGCCTCGATCGTCGCCTCCTTCGGGTTCCCGCGGCGCTTGACGGTGATGCCGCCCTGCAGCGACCAGGAGGGCGCATCGCGCTGCGGGTTCTCCCACAGGACGTCCGGGAAGGCGGCCTTCAGGAGCTCGTTGGATTCAAGCTCCTGCTGGATCTGCATCAGGAACTTCTGCGCAATGCCCTTGGTGTGGCTGAAGATCCCGATCGTGATCTCCTGATCGCGCAGCAGCTCCTGGATGCCGCCTGCGAAGGTGATGATCGTGGACTTGTAGTGCTCGCGCGCCCACAGGTCCAGGTGATCATCAGGGTCCGCCTCGACCTCACGGCAGCGCGCGTAGAGCCAGGGGTGCAGCAGGTCCGGGCGGCGCAGCCCCTTAACGAGGAGATAGTATCGGTCCGTCAGGCACAGGGTCCGGATCGCCGTCAGGTCCGTCCCCTTCCGATCGACCTCGTCCCATATTCCCAGCAAGACCGGTATCGGGGGCCTCGGCAGAGGCGCGCGCCAGGCGGGCGTAGTAGTCAGCGAGGAGCTGGGGGCTGCCGGGGACATACGTGTGGACCTGCTCGATCGGTTGACCTGGTGGGGTGGTGAGCTCGGTGGTCTTCTGCTCGCGCCAGTTTTCCTTGTCGCGGTTGATCATCCAGAACTTCAAACAGGTCGGATCCGGCGGCACGTGCTCCACGTATTTCACGCGGGTCACCTTGCCCTCGATCACCATGATTTTCTCAGCATCGAAGCTGTAGCCGTGGGCGCGCCGGTAGAGCGATGCCTTGATCCGCTCGTTCGCCGGCTCCTTGGCGACCCGTAAGGACTCAAAAAATTCAGGGTGAGCGAGCTTCCAGTTGTTGCAGGTCTGCTCGGTGATCCGCAGACCGTGAGCGATCTCCCGGTCCGTTGCGCCCAGGGCGGCCATCGCCCTCGCCATGGCGCAGAAGCTCGGATCGTACTTGGTGGGCCGGCCGACCCGGGCCGGCTTCTTCTTGACCTTTGGGCGGCGGCGCCGGGGCTTGGGGTTCTTCCTCGGCGCGCTCTTCTTCGCAGGCTTCTTCTTGCCGACCATCCCTTACGGTGTGGTGGGCTGCCGGTACCTGTTGCGGTGCTTCTTCCAGGGGCCCTTCCAGCCCTCGTGAGCTCCAACCTGGGCCGCCGGCTGTTCAGCAGGGGCGGGCGTGGTCGGCACTTCCACCGGAGGAGACACCGGGGCCTTGAAGGCGCCGGCCGGCTGATTGGCCACCTCGGAGGCGCTCTTGGCTACCGCTGACTTGACGCCCGCATCGAAGCCCGCCTTGTACACCGCGTTGACGGCATCCTCGTGGGTGCGCGTGGCGCCCTCGGCGAAGATACTCAGCTTCTCTTTGGTCGTGTGCATCACTCGTCTCCGTGGTTGCCGCTGTAGCCGTGGTAGGCCGTGCGCGGGGTGTAGCGCGGGTTGCTCGTGGCCAGGTGCTGGCGAAGCCGGGCGGGCATGTCACGATTCGACTTGTGCATGATGCTCGCGTCGAAGTCGTAGTCGCCGGTCACGATCGGGACGGAGTGCCAGCCCTTGGGCGAGCAGTCCCGATGGCTGCCGCGGTGCGCGAGGTTGTGCATGTCACGTGGGCGCATCGGCGGGTGCCTCCTGGTCGGTGAGCTCGCAAGGTACTCTACCGGCGCGGCTTGCGTCCATTCTTGGCCCGCGTCAGCTTACTGCGCTGCAGCTTCGCGCGGGCCGCCTCAAGCGCCCCGCCCTGCAGCACCACGAGCTCCGCGATGGTGCGCTCCAGGAGATCCGCCAGCCGGCTGAAGCGCGCCTCCGCCCCCTCCTGGGCGTTCTTGAGGCCCGCGGTGTC